TTCCGGATTTTCGACGTCCAGGCAGTTGCCGGATTGGGGGCATTTGAAGTGGCTGGGCAGGACGCGGCGGGCGCTTGTGGTCACCTCGCCGGTCTGCGGATCCACAGTTTCGACCTCGGGGCCGAACGTCATGCCCTCCACGCAGAGGTACCCGAAGCGCGACCGAACGACGCCAAGACCGAATTCGGTGCCATCACGGCGGAACTTCACGAAGCCCTTCGTGGCGAGCACGCTCAGCCGCTCGCGGATCGTATGCTTGCTGCCGAGCCCGACCTTGTTCTCGAATTTCTCCGCCAGCTGCATGGTGGAGTAGAGCCGGCCTTCAGCTGCCTCATCGAGCAGGATGCCGAGGATCACATCCTGCTTGCGCAGCCGTTCGGCATCGAGCTTGCGTCCGATGTCCTGCCTGACCAGGCGCTCGCCGCGACGATCGAATTCCACCCAGCGGCCCGCGATTTTGTCGACCAGCATCGGCTCGAGGCCGGGGCCGTTGCGGAGCTCGACATGCAACTCGCGCTCGGTCTGCTCCTCATCGGGGCGGAACAGGATAGCGCCCGAGGTGTAGTAGCCGCGCAGTGCGCTCGCGCCGGAGAGCGACAGGAAGGGATCGTCCTTCACCTGCTGCTTGCTGAGCTTCTTCGTGTGGTGGGCGAGGATGATGCCCGCCTCGGGGGCGACCTGGTCGCGTAGCGCCTCGACCCGGCTCTGCAGGAAGAACATCATCGCCGCGTTGTCGTTCTCCCCTTCGCCCGCGGGCCCGCCGTCGAAGAGGTTGCGGATGGGGTCGATGCAGATGATGTCGGGCGGCGCGTCGGGGAATGCGGCGCGGATGGCAGCCGCGACAAGGGGAACGCCCTGGTCATCGAGCAGCATGCGCAGCTTTGGGGTGACGACGAGGGTATCGCGCGCGCGGGCCACGACGGCGGGGTCGAGCCGTAGCTGCTGAAGCCGCTCGCGCAGGTAGTGGTACTGGATCTCCGCCTGGAGATAGAACACCCGCAGCGGGCGCGGTGCCGTGAAGCGCAGGAACGGCGCTCCGGCGGCGGCATGCACCAGCAGGCTGATCAGGAAGTCTGATTTGCCGACCTTCGGCGCGCCGCCGAGCACCAGCATCCCGCCCGGGGTCAGCAGGCGCGGCCCGATCAGGTCGTCCGGCATCGGCGAGGTGTCGTCCAGCAGCGCGCCCAGGGTATGCGCGGTGATTGCGCCGGGCGGCGGCGCCACGGCGCGGAGCAGGGGCTGCCCGTTGCGGTCGACATGCAGGGCCCAGATCGCATCGGCCTCGACCTTGAGGCGGTCCAGGGGCCATTCCGGCCGCAGGCACGCGGCGTTGTACTGGCAAATGGCCTCCCAGCCCTCGTCGCCGGTCATGCGACCTTCGTGGACCATGCGTACGAAGTGGCCGATGGCGGCGCTGGCACCCTGGAAGCGGGTCCAGGCGTCCTGGCTGCCCTCGCGCACTGGCGTGGTGAGGACCGCATCGAGACCGGGACGGTTGGCACCGGGGGCGGCGGGTGCCTCCAGGCCCGGCATGGTGGGCATGGCCGCGACCGCCGCGGCGAAGTCGGGGAGTTCCACCTCGACCCTGGGGCGGTGCTCCTGGATGGTGACGCGCCGCTGCACGCCGTGCTTCTGGTGGATGGTCCCGGGCACGCGGATGGGCTGGTGGGGGGATCGGAAGTGCAGGTCGCCGCCGACCTTCTCCGCGATCTCGCCGCGCAGCGAGCAGACCCGCGCCAGATCTTCGCCCTCGGCCGGCTCGGTGAGCCGCCACCAGGCATGCAGCTTGGCGGCACCCTCGGGGGTGCGGCCGCCGCTCTCGACCAGCAAGGTCGGCGCGCCGAGGTGGTGGACGAGGTGCGACAGCTTGGCGGCGATGTCGCCAGCATCGAGGTCCACCACCACCGTCTGCATCTGGAGCACATGCTCGGCGCGGGCCTGGCCCTGCTCGGCGACGGTGCCGGGGATGACATAGACGGCGCTGCCCTCACGCGCGGCCCAGGCGGCGTAGGCGCTGAGGGATGCGGCGGCGTGCCGGTCGGCCGGGACCCAGATGTTGTGGGGCTTGGTGTCGAGCCCCTGGCCCTGATCGACGAAGCCGCGGACGGGGATCAGCCCCTCGCAATAGCCGAAGACCACGTCGAGGAAGGCGGCGATCTGCTCGATGTCCGGCGCGAGGTAGCCGCAAGCAGGCAGCGTCGTCTCCCCATCGCTGGGAAGTCGATCGACGGCGATCTGCCCACCGCTGGGAATCTCGCCCGCGCTATCGTCCGGCAGCGGCACGGCATCGTTGAAGTCGCCCCATGCGGTCATGCAGGCTGCGCCCAGCAGCGCTTGGCCCAGGGGCAGAAGCGGCACTCGAAATGGTCGGCCTGGGCGGCAACGCGGGGGAGTAGTTCGCCGGCATCCGTTGCGGCCAGGATGCGCACGGCCCGATCCGACATGCGCTGCGCCAGCTCGGCGTTGAACGGCACCAGCTCGTGGTGCAGCTCCGCCGTGTCCTTGTTGATGGCGGTGAAGAGCGCCGGATTGTCCGCCACGCCCGGGACGCTGGCGTCCATATACGCCTGGTAGACCGCGATCTGCGCCGCATAGATCGGCTTGGCCACGCCGACGCCCTTGCTGGACGTCTCGCGCCAGGCCTTGGCGTTCATGGTCTTGCATTCCCACAGGGCCGGGAACGCCATGCCGGGGATGGTCGGGCCGCCGGCGAAGACGCCATCGACATGGCCGCGGATGCGACCGCCGGCGACCGAAAAGCCGAACTGCTCACCATGCTCGCCACCCCCACGGCGGGTGTAGAGATCGAAGCCGGCGGCGCGCAGCCAAGCGACGGCCACGTCCTCCAGCGCGTGGCCGATCCCGAAGATGCGCAGCAGCCGTCCGTCGAAGTCGGCGCCTTCGTCCTTCGGGGCCTTCACGAACTCGAATTGCAGCGCCCGCTCGCAGGCATGCCCGAGGCGGGAGCCGCCGAGATAGTTGCGCGGCGGCGCTGCCTGGTTCGCCGTTATCAGCGCAGCGTCAATCGCGGTGTTCACGTGCGCGGAGGTCTGGCTGCGGCTGTTGAAGTCGAGCATCAGAACGGCACCTCCGCCGCCGCGTCCTGCCGGGCGATGACCTGCATCGCCTCCTGGAAGCCGCCGACGGCGACCTCGATCAGCGTCAGCACCTGCGCCTCGCTCAGCTCCTGGAAGCAGGTGCCCCAGCCGATCTCGGCCATCGTCTCCGCGACGCGGCGCATGGCCGCGCGCATCGCCGCCTTCTCCTGCTCGGTGAGGTCAACCATGGCGGACGACCTCCCCGCCAAGCGCGACCAGAAGGCCTGGCAGGCGATGCAGCTGAAGGAGACCGACGGCCGCGGCTTCTTCCGCGGCGCCGGGTCGAACCAGCCAAAGCCATGCGCCGGGCGGGAGCAGACGGCGCAGGGCGGTTCCGGGGACCGGTCCATCGATCACGCGGCCTGCCCCAGCACCGCGGGCTGAGCGCTGCGCACGAGATGCTGGATGGCCTGGCGGTTGAACTTGAAGGTCAGCAGCGCCGAGGCCTGGTACCGGGTCATGCCGAGATCGTCCCGAGCTGCCGGGGGCAGATGGATCAGCTGGCGTTCAGTCGGCGGCTCCCGCAGCCAGCGCCGGCTCTTGTGCGCGCTCTCGTCCGTCTCGTGGGCGTTCAGCCAGTCATCCGCCGCGGCCAGCGCCACCAGCCGCTCGCCGATGGACAGCAGGCGGGGTCGCTCCTCCTTGGCGCCGCCGACCGCGTGCCAGGCCCCGTTCAGGAAGAAGATGCCCGCCCAGCCGTTGAACCCATTGGCCAGCAGCGCGGCATCGTCACCGAACAGGTCGCACCATTGGAAGGCGGAGCGGCGGAGCAGATCGATCTCCGTCATGATGAAGTCGGTGAGCGGCGCCGTCTCGCGCCCGCGGGGCTCGAAGGCGTAGCCGCAGATCGGGCAATCCATCACCGCGATCGGCACCTCGGCCTCGCAGGCGGGGCAGGTCTTGGTGGGTGGCTCGCCCTCGCCGGGCTGGCTGTCGAGATCGACATCCTGCTCCAGACAGCCGTGGATCTGCGATGAGGTGCCGAAGTCCAGCACGATGCAGTCGCGCTTGACGATGCCGGGATGCTCGGCGGGATCGATGGTGCGCAGCCCCCGGCCGACCATCTGGATCATCGTGCACTTGAAGGAGCTGGGCCGCAGCAGGATGACGCAGGATGTCGGCGGGTGATCCCATCCCTCGGTCAGCACCGCGACATTCACGACGATGCGCGCCTCACCCCGGGCATAGGCGGCCAGGACGGAGCGCCGCTCGCCGTCCGGCATGTCGCCGGTCACCACGACGGTCGGGACGCCGGCGGCGTTGAAGGCGGCTGCGACGTGCTCGGCATGGGCGATGGTGGAGCAGAAGGCCACCGTCTGACGGCCGCCGGCCTTATCCTGCCAGTGCTTCACCACCGCGTCGGTGACCGGCACGGTGTCCATGACGCGGGCGACCTCGCCCATGTCGAAGTCATCGCCGCTGCGGCGCACCGCGCGGAGTTCATCCTGCACCCCGACATCGATGATGAAGGTGCGGGGCGGCACCAGGTGGCCAGAGGCGATCAGTTCGCCGAGCCGGATCTGGTCGGCGACGTTCGAGAAGACCTGGCGCAGTCCCACTTTGTCGCCGCGGTTCGGCGTGGCGGTGACACCATAGATCCGGCAGCTCGGGTTCCGCTGCAGTGCCCGATCGATGATGCGGCGATAGCTGTCGGCGACGGCGTGGTGCGCCTCGTCGATCACCAGCAGGTCCAGCGCCGGCATCGCCTCGAGGTTCGCCTGGCGGGTCAGGGTCGGCACCATGGCGAAGGCGACCTGGCCGCCCCAGGATTTCTGGCTGGCATCCACCACCGAGGTGGTGACGCCAGGATTCACGCGGCGGAACTTCGCCAGGTTCTGCGCCGTCAGCTCATCCCGATGCGCGAGGACCGCGGCCTTGGCGGCGCTGCCGCCGATATGCTCGCCCACCGCGGCCGACAGCATGATCGTCTTGCCGGCGCCGGTCGGGGCGACGCCGAGGGTGTTGCCGTGCTCGCCGAGTGCACGGAGGCTGCGCTCGACGAAGAGCTTCTGGCGGGGGCGGAGCATCATGCTGGTGCGGCCCTCCTCAGCGCGCCCAGGTGGGACGCGGATCCGAACCGGCCGCGGGCTGCTGTGCCGAGGCCGGGAAGGCGCCCTGGTGCATGGCCGGCGCGGCGGGCGACGCCGTGTGCGCGGGCGGGGCGTAGCCCTGTGCCGGCGGGGCATAGGCCGGTGGTGCGTATCCGGCCGGCGCAGCAATGCGTCCCATCGCCTGCGCGTAATCGCGATGGTCCGGCGTCACCGCCATGCGGATTTCGTTCTTGGTCTCGCCGCCGGCATCGGTGCCGTGCTCGATCTTCGCCACGAACTCGAGGCCATCGAGATCCGCGAAGCCGCCGATGCGGCGCGCCGCCTGCGCCTGGGGCGAGACATCCTTGTCGGAAATGCCGCGCGCGGAGTTCAGCATTCCGCGCAGGAAGCTGCGGCCCATCCCCGCCCATTCCGGCCCCTTCGGGCTGTGGAGGCCGATCAGCGTGAAAATCTTGCGCTTAGCGTAGGGTCCCTCCAGCACGGTGAACTCGCCATTGAGATAGACGGCGCCGGTGCTGCCGCGCGTCGCGTAGCCGCCGGTCCAGCCCTGGCTCGGATCGTCGAAGCCACCGGGGCGGATGGTGAGGCGGACCTTCGCGAGCGTCCCCTTGGGGATCAGGTTCGGGTTGGACTGGGCGTCGTTGTAGTCGTTCCAGGCAGCCATGGTGCTTCTGCTCCGATCAGGTGTTGGGGGTGGGGGCGGGCAGCGCGATCGACGGCGCGCCGTGCGCGTCGATCGGCGGCGATGGGCTGCGGATTTTCTGGAAGAGCTGCCCGAGATGCGGCGGCTCCAGCATGTCGAGCCGGCCGCTGCGATCCTTCGCGGGATATCCCCAAGGGTTCAGCGTCTGGCAGACCAGGCCACGGAAGGACGCGACCGCAGGTTGTCCGGGTGCAACGTCCGGCTTGATCTCGGCCAGCGTCATGACCTGATCGACGATGCCGGGCAGCTCGAGGCCGGTCTTGCTGCCGTCGATCTGCGGCACGAAGACGCGGCGATTGAAGTCGTCGAGCTTCTCGTCGAGGATTCCGACGAAGATCACATTGCGCCCGCGCGCATGCTGCAGATGCGTGAGCCAGGCGATCATCTCGCGGCCATGCAGGCCGTAGGCGCCGCGGATATCAGGCTTGCCGGTCTTCTCGGAATGCGCCTCCGGCTGGCCGCGGCACCACTGGAAGCAGAGCCGGCCGGCGACCGTGATGCTGTCCACGAAGATCGTGGCGAAGCCGTCCATGCGCGCCGGATCGCCATAGGCCTGCAGGACGCGCGCATACTGCGCGGCGGAATAGGGTTGGTCGTCGCGTAACGCGGGGTTGGGGCCGGCCAGGAACAGCGCGAGGTCGCGGCATTCCTCCCAGGTGCGCGGACGGATGGATGCGCCACGCCAGTGCTGCACGGCGAGATCGCCAGCCTCCAGATCGATGAAGAGCGTGGTGCCCTCATCGAGCGTAAGGAGGAGGTAGGTCTTGCCGATGCCGCTCTTGCCGAAGATCACGGCCTTGATGCCGCGCGCCTCAGCCTGCCGCTCGTCGGCGGTGATGATGCGCAGCGCCATCAGCGGCCTCCCCGCAGCGGGATGACGCCGGCGCCATGCGGGCTGTCGCGCAGCGCCGTCTCGGACATGATGGCGAGGCGATAGGTGGCGCGGCCGGTGCGGACCGTGCGTGCCGGCTCGAAGGCCTGGCGGATGCGATCAGGCCAGGCGGTATAGGCCCGCTCCGAGACCTTGAAGCTGACCTCGACGTACTGGCCGGGATCCTCGCCGCCAGCGCGGATCTGCTCGGACAGCGCGGCAAGCCGCGCCTGATCCCAATCCACCTTCTTCGGCAGATCGACCGCGATCTCCACGGCGCCGTCCTGGAAGCGAACGGTGCCGGTGTCCTTGCCAGCAGCGGCACGGGCGCCGATGGCACGCTGCTCGTAGCGGAGCGCGATCGCCGCCTCGATCCAGTCCTGCATGCGCTTGGCGGCGTCCAGCGCCTCGCGCGCATCGGTCTGCAGCAGCGCCAGATGCTCGGCCGGCAGCGCGATGACGTCGCTCACCGGCATGTGGCGCAGCGCGTCGAGGGTGGGGCGATTGGTGAGCAGCGCGTCCATCACGCGGCCTCCGCGAGCAGCATCGGCAGGATGGCGGAGGCGCTGCGGCGCGGGCGGCGGCGGGCGACGAGGATGTAGGCGTAGTCCTCGTAGCCATGGCGGCGCTGCACGATATCGGCGAGGCCGAGTTCGGCGAGCTTCCACGCACGGGTCGCCAGGCGCTGCAGCGCGGTGCGCTCCTGCTCGGGGAGGCACTGCAACTGTGGGCAGACCTGCCGGGCGAGCGCGCCACGGTGGTAGGTGATGCTGTCGCCGGGGGCCGCGGCGCCGAGCCAGGTGCAGAGGGAAGCCTCGGTGAGAGGCGGCACCACTGCGCGGATGTCGGTGATGTTGGTGTCCATGACAGCCATTACTCATCCACCTCCAAATCCGTATCAGGCGGCGGAGGGGATGCCGGCGGCGAGCAGCCGCAGGCGGATTTCCCGGATCCGGCGATAGATGCGCATGCGCGGCATGGTCTTCTGCTCGCCGAACTCGTGCGGCGTGTGCTCGCTGAGCGCGGCGCAGAGCGGGTAATCCTCGGGGGCGATCGCACCAGCCGCGCGCTCCAGATCGAGGCGGCGCTCCAGTGCGGCGATGGCGTCGGTGGACTGGCCGCACCACGCGCCGTATCCATCGGCCTCTGCGATCGTGTCGCCCAGCGTCAGGCCTTCGGTGTTGGGGACAACATCATCGAGGGAGCGCGGATGGCGGGCCTCACGCTGGCGACGGACTTTGCCCGCGATCAGAGCGGCAGCATTCCGGATGCAGACCCGGGCGAAGGCGCCGAACTCGCCCTTCGCGGGGTCGTAGGCAGGAAGACGGGTCAGAAGATCGACAAGAAGATCCTGGCGGAAGTCTTCGCGATCCTCAGGCGGCAGGCCGAGGCTGCGGCACAGGGCCGAGGCTGCAACGCCGGCGAGATGGTGGGCCGGAGCGAGGTCGGGGAGATTGGGGCGGGAAGCCATCGGTGGTCCTTTCCATCGAGTTGATGGGCGGACCGTGCCGTTCGCGGGGGGGATTCAACCTGTGTGGAAGCTATCC